TATGGCCAGAGCGAAGACCATATGATTGGTTAATATCTGAAAGAGATAGATTACAGTCAGAAGGAGATATAGGTTATTTCTATCAAGAGTATCAAAATATACCGTTAGATGATAGCTTTAGAGTATTTAAAGAAAAAGATATGCGGTATTGGGACGGTAGATATATGTATGAAGATGGTCAAAGTTTTATTTTAAGAACAGATGATGGCAGAAGAAATAAATTACCTGTAAATACATTTATGGGAGTTGACCCCGCATCTAGTGAAAATGTAAAAGCAGACTATACAGTAGCTATGGTAATAGCTGTAGATAAAGAATATAATATTTATATATTAGATTATTTTAGAGGACAAGTATCTCCAATGGATGGTGCTGATAAATTATTTGAGCTAGCAGACCAATATCATCCAAAAGATATTAAGATTGAGGAGACAGGTCATGTTATGCTAGCAGATTACGTAAGAAGACATTCAAAAGAAACAGGAAGATTTTACAATATCAATACCAGAAAGGCTATTAAAGCAAAGTATTACAGAATAAAACAAATGCAACCTTACTTTGCATCTCATGCGGTATTTTTAAAAGATGAGCATTCTGAGCTAGAATCAGAATTATTGAACTTTAAAGAACATGGAACGTTTAAGAAGGATACCCTAGATGCACTAAGATGGGCAATAGACGATGTATGGGTTCCAAATGTATCTCAAAATAAATTAGGTGAATGGGTTGCTCCAGAACCAATCATGCAAGTTGATTGGGAAACAGGGCAAGTATTTAATCCTTCTGATTTTGTTGAAGCCTAATGGGAAACTTTGATATTGACTTAGACTTTGGTAAAGTCTATGAAGAAAAGATAAGAGAGATTTTTGAGGGAGATGGCTCCATAGAAGTAAAAACAGAAAGAGATATATGGGCTGATACAGGTAATGTTGCTATTGAAATAAAATCTAGAGGTAAACCTTCTGGTATATCTACAACAGAAGCAAAATGGTGGATTCATAATTTTACTATAGAAGGCGATATGAAGTTTTCTATGATATTTAAAGTTGATAAACTTAGAAAAGCAATAAAGCATATGTATGCTAATGAACTTGCTAGCATAGTCAAAGGTGGAGATAATAATACAAGCGAACTTGTTTTAGCACCAATAAGTACATTAATTTTGTTAAATAAAAAATTTTGATTAATATATTATATATTGTATTATTAAATGAAGTTTTATGATAAATCTAAATAAGCTTAAGTTAAAAGAAATATCTGCTGAGCAAATTCGTTCAGAGTATTTACATTACGAAAGCTCATCAAGCGAGTATCGTTATCAGATGGCTGAAGACCATGAATTTTTTCTTGGTTCTCAACTTACTAAAAATCAAAAAAATTATTTATTAAGTGTTGGACAGCCTCCAGAAGCAAATAATAAGATAAGGCCTGCGGTTGAGCAAGTTTTAGCTAATATTGCGTCTACTGCTCCAGAATGGGATGTTCATTCTGTTGGTAAAACAGATAATGATGTTGCGTATGTATTTAATCAGTTATTAGATAAGATTTGGTATGATTCTGATGCTGATGTTCATTTTAGACAAGCTTGTAAAGATTTTATTGTAAAAGGCATAGCTTATATGTATATATATCCAGACTATCAAGGTGATGGTGGTCTTGGTACTATAAAAATAAAAAGAATGCCACCAGAGTCAATATTTGTAGACCCAAATTCTACAATGCCAGATTTTTCTGATGCTAGTTCAATTATCTACTCTGATATTCATACAAAGGAACATTTAAAGATATTATTTCCTCAGTATGCTAGTTTAATAGATGATGCGCTAGAAGAAACAGATATAAATGAAAAAACAACTGGCAAGTACAATAGAGACTTAAAAGAGACAAGAGCTGATATATCTCAAGATTATCAGCCTAAATGTAGAAAGTTTTGTTACTTTACAAAAGTTAGTATTCCTAAAGTCTTGATTCTAGACACAAATACAGGAATGACTCAAACTTATGATAAAAAGCAGTATGAAGAACTTTTAAAAGATGAGCAATACGAAGAATTTTTAAAGCAGGGTATTATTACAGAACAATTAACTTATGAAACAGGAATACGTGAAATATTTTCTGTTGGAGATACTATTTTATATGATGAAGTTCTCCCAATATCTGAGTACCCCATTGCAGTTGCGTGCAATGAGCACGCTGGTAGCCCGTATCCTAGCGGAGATGTAAGACATGCTAAGACACCTCAGAGAATGTTGAATAGGACTGAGGCTTTATTAATATCACATACTAATGCTACAACAAATTTTAAATTAGTTTATGAAGATGGTGCTATTGACGCTAGCGAGATACAAAAATGGCATATACCAAATGCAATTATAAGAGCAAACCCAGGTTCGCTAGCATCTGGTAAAATAAAAGAATTTGCACCACCATCTGTATCTTCTCAGCTATATGTTGAAAAACAAAGATATGAAGTTGATATAGAAACTGTATTTGGTGCTTATAAATTTTTACAAGGAAGTGGACAAGGTGCGCCAGGAACTGTTGGAGAAGCTCAAATTATGGATGAGTCTTCTGCTAGAAAGCAAAATTGGAAAATATTACCAATATATGATATGCTTACAAAATCTGCTAAAGTAATTACTGAATGGATGCCTTTAGTATATGACCAACAAAGAACATTAAGAATTATAAATCCTGTTGGAGATGAATCTGAAGTAACTTTAAATATGCCAGTTATTGACGATAAAACTGGTGCAGTTATGAAGATGTATGATATGCAAACTGCTAGATTTGATGTAAGGGTTGTAGTTGGCTCTACTAGGTCAAAATCTCCAATGGCAGAACTACAAAAAGATTTAACATTATTAAGTGCTGGTATATATGATAAAACTCAAGTTATTATGAACTTGAAAGGTGATATAAACAAAGCTAGCTTAATGCAAAGACAGAGTGAAATACTACAGTTGCAAACTCAGCTAGCTCAAGCACAAGAAGAACTAAAACGTATGAGGGGAGACCTTCAGACGAGAGAGCGCGAAGTCTTTCATGCTAATATGCGTGCAGAAATTAGTGAAGCTACAAAGCCTGTTTCAGAGGCTGTTAGCAAAATTAAATCTAACGCTAAGCTTGAAGAAGCTCGACAAAGGGACAAGACTCGCATGGTCGGTGAGCAATTAAGTTCCCTTTCTAACTCGGTTAACTCAGAAACAGAAGCTTCGCTAGCAAGCGGATAACTTCATAAAAAAGGAGCATCGTAATGACAAATGAAGACCAGAATAGTCACAATGAAGAAACAATGAATGAAGATAACCTAATGGCTGAATTACAGCAGTTTAATGAAGGCTCTTCTCCAGAAGTTGAAGAAGTACAAGAATCAACTGAAGAAGTTCAAGAACTTCAAAGTGATGAGAATAGTGATAAAGAACCTGAGAATGAATCACAGGTTGAGCAATGGCTAATCGATAATAAGTTCAAAAATGATGAGGAAGGCGTACAGAAACTAGCTGACGCTTACAAACAACTCCAATCAAAGTCCGATAAAGAACGGAATGAATGGAATAGTAAACAGGAGAAGTTTGAAAAGCTAGAACAGTTAGATAATTTTCTAGCAGATAATCCAGAAGTCGTTCAAAAACTGTCAGAAGCAGTTGGAGAAAAACAAAAGGAATATTCTGGCCCACCTCAAAAGCCAGAGGACTATGACATTCTCGATGAATCCATTGATAACTCTAGCTCTGCCAAATGGAGAAAAGCACATGATGAATGGCTTATCAAACAAGGTGCATTTCAAGCTATGCAAGAGGTTGAAAAATTAAAAGCTGAACTTTCACAGTCTCAAGCTTTTGACGCTGAAACCGCACAGTTACAGAAAATGGGGTTAAGTGATACAGAAATTGTTGAATATAGACAATTTATGGCTGACCCAAATAATGTAACTCAGGAGAACTTGGTTCAAATATGGAAATCTTTATCAAATGGGAATAATCCTACTCAAGAAGTAGTTAAAGCTGAAGAGCCTAAAAAGAAGGTAAAGCAAACAAGCCCCGCTTCTGTAACAGGACAAGCTCCAAAAGCTATACAGCCAGAGGAGAAAGCTATTGACAACTTTTGGAATGGGATTATGAAATACAATCGTAAATAGTATTGCAATCCAAGTTGGATTGTAATGTAATAAAAAAGGAGATGCCTTATGGCAAATACGACTTACGGTAGTGGAACAGCCTTACAATTCTCAAGTGGCGAACAAAGACAAGTCCTTGAGCTAGGTGATAAAATCCACTATTACAATCCAGATGTCACTCCCATTTTCTCTCTGTTCGGAATGAGTTCTAATCCGACTCCTGTTCCAATCTTTGAGTGGATGGAAGATGAATACATGATAAAAAAATCTGTAGTTGTTGATGTTGATTCATCAGGAACTGAGATTAAAAACGCTACAGGTTCAGCTGTTAATAACACAGGTTCTATTATTAGATTAAACAGACAAGCTCAAATGGAAGCATTTGAAGTTGGTGGTGTTTATGATGTGTCAGTTACTGGTGGTGTTACTGCAAATGCTAGTATGACTCAAGTATTAGTTATTGCTACTGGAGAAGCATGTAGTATAGCTTCTGGAGATGAAAGAGATATTCAAGTAATTTCTGGAGATGGTAGTGATTCTGCTAATTTTGTTCATAATCAACGTTCAGCAGGTTCAGCTTTATTTTCTCAATCTTCAAGTGCAGGAACAATTAGCTTTACCTATGTTGGTAATGCTGGTGTATTCTCAACTTTTGCAAAACCTGGACATCAAGTAGGACAAACTTCATTAAATGATAATGAAACTGCTCCTATTGAGACTGGTTCGCAAGGTTATGCAGAAGGTAGTGCTGTAGCAAATGAGTCACGTAAAAAAGTTCGTAGGTTGAAAAACTGTACGC